TATGGGTGCTGAAAATGTAGACCCTACTGCACCAAAAGACTTAAAAGAATCATTCAATTATAATAACACAAGAATGCCTAATCATTTATGGCCTGATATTCCTGGCTTTACTGCAAGTGCATTGGATAGCATCTATGTCGCAGATAGACTTACATTACGTATTCTAAATATGTTTGATGTCATATTAAATACAGGTACCACACTTGTAGATGCACACAAACAACCATTTAACACTACAAGAGTTATCCATTATCCTGCTTACACAGGACCTATTGAAAACAAACAAATGCGTATAGGCGAACACTCAGACTATGGAACTATTACATTGCTATGGCAAATTAATGATGTGCCAGGATTAGAAGTACAAGACTTAAATGGACACTGGCATCCTGTGCCATATGCAGAAGATGGCGTGGTAGTAAACATTGGTGATCTATTACAACGTTGGACTAATGATTACTTTAAAAGTACTAAACACAGAGTTGTCAATAGTCATATTGACAAAGAGCGTTATAGCATGCCACACTTTGTAGATCCTACGCCTGGCACTATTGTAAGTAATTTACGTAAAGGTGAAACAGCAAAGTATGACCCGATTGAATCAAAAGAATATTTAATGTGGAGACTTGCCCAAAGTTATTGACAAGAGCATCTTAATATGTTAAGTATTGTATGATCAAAGATTGGGACAAAGCAAAGATTTGTAACAGAATTAGTAGAATTACATCTGCGGCTAATGATAATTATATGGATGGGTTTGTGACTTGGGGTTGCAAAAAAGACTTATACGAAATACTTTGGTTTGTAGAAGATGAACTAGCAAAATGTTCAACTTATGCAGATGAAGATGAATTTGTTAAGAAACGTGAACAACATAAAATATTAAAAATACTAGGAAAAGAATGAAGATAGGAATAGCAGGTTATGGCTTTGTAGGTATGGCTCATGAGATCATTTTCAAAGAGCATGACTTAATAATTAGTGACCCTTTTCTAAGGGAATTTGGTAACTTGAGACATGCAGAATGCATTATTATTTGTGTAAGCACACCTAGTGACGATTATGGCAGATGTGATGTGTCAAATGTGATTGATGTAATTGCTGAAGCACCTAATGTGCCTATATTAATTAAAAGCACGATTAGTCCTGAAGGATGGACACTTATAAATGATACCTTTCCAAACAACGATATTACATTCTCGCCAGAGTTTTTAAGAGCAAACCATTGGCGCGAAGATGCTACCAATAAGAAAGATTTTTACTTTGGAGGTAACAACGTTAATTTTTGGAGCGAATTGTTTTTACAAGCACTAGGACGTATTAATATTACTCCTGCAGAACCACAAGAACTGATATTAATGAAACAACTTAGAAACAGTTACCTAGCTACTAAGGTAACTTTCTTTAACCAAGTGTATGATTATTGCAAAGATCAAAATGTAGACTTTAATCGTGTACGTAAATTGATTACCGAGGATGATCGTATAGGCCGAAGCCATAGTTTTGTTACTGAAGAAAGAGGCTTTGGCGGACATTGCTTGCCTAAAGATACTTTAGCCACAGTTAGAAGTTCACAGGTAGAATTACCATTGTTAGAGTCTGCTCTTAATTATAATAATAAAATTAGGAAATGATAAATAACGAGATGAACAAATAGGCTCAAATTTTTTTTGAGCAAATTTTTTTTAGGTTGAAACTCGAAAAAAGGAAAAACAAATGACACAACTCATAAACCCACAAAAATTTACAGATACAGTTGGCCTTTTAAGGTCATTTTTTTTGGAGAAAGGATTCTTAGAAGTCCATACACAGAACAGACTAAGCATATTGGCTGCCTGTGAAGATCCATTTAATGTAGCAACATATAATTACGCAGGCCAAGTATGGCCATTACCGCAAACAGGCCAGATGTGGTTAGAGCATGAACTACTAAGCAAGCCCGATAGTAAGGGCTTTTTTTGTGTCTCCACTTCCTACAGACAAGAGCCTAACGCAATACCAGGAAGACACGATATAATCTTTCCAATGTTTGAATTTGAAATGCCAGGTGACATAAACGATCTTAAAAAGATGGAATACGAACTAGTGGAATACTTAGGTTTTGACAAACCAACAGAAAAAACATACAGGCAATGGCAAACACATTTTGAATTAAGTGCAAGTGACGAACTAGAAGCAGAGCATGAAACAAAAATGTACGAACAGTTTGACACAGCGATGATTACAGACTTTCCTGAAATGACTTCACCATTTTGGAACATGAGCAGAAACGAAGATGGTGATAGCAGTAAGAAAATAGATGTCATACTAGGTGGTATGGAAACAATAGGATCTGCAGAGCGAAGTACAGATGTAGATCAAATGAGAAACACATTCCATACAATTACCAACGGTGCTTACAGCAATCTACTGTACGAACTATTTTCAAAAGAACGTGTTGAAGCAGAACTTGAAAAGTTTTTAGAATTCGACTTCTTTCCAAGAGTCGGCGGCGGCATTGGTATGACAAGAATGATAGCGGCATTAGATAAACTTAACGCAGTTGATCCTGTGATTGAACAACAAAAACAGCAACACGATCAAGTTGCCTTTGAAGGCGCGGCTTAATAATTAATCTGGGGTGGTGAAATAGGTAGACACGTACGACTGTTAATCGTATACTGGATGTACTGCAATATATTTAGTGTGGAGGTTCGAATCCTTCCCCCAGAGCCAATCAGCTATTAGTTAATAGATATTACCTATTAGATTTTATTCTCCTTACGTGTTATAATAATTTAAATATAACGTAAGGAGAATTACATGCCGCCTCGCAATCACAACAAATGGTTAGCACAACCAAAAGTAGATTCAATCAGTAGCACTGCCTACAACTGTCCAGAAATATTTGAACAAGAACAAGAACTAATTTTTAAAAAGGTTTGGGTGCCAATGTGTCATATCTCAGAGATGAGACACAAAGGTGATTACAGGACCACTAGAATAGCAGATAAAAGAGTCATTGCGATCAATGTTGACGGTGACAATGTCCAAGCATATTACAACACAAACGATATTGATTATCGTAGGCCTTCCGGAACCATTACATATAATGGTTGGGCAACGACAGAGAAACCATTACACTGTGAAGTGAAACACGGTGGTATGGTATGGGTTACACTTGATCCTAATCCAACACAGAGTGTTAAAGAATGGACTGCTGGTGCATTTGATTGCATAGCAGATGCTATTGATACAGAAGAAATGGAAGTGTTTCATTATCACAAAGCAATCATAGATACAAATTATAAACTATGGCACGATACTAACAGTGAATTCTACCATGACTTTATGCACTACTTCAATCGTGTGTCAGGATTCAACGATGAATACTTTGCACGAAAAAACATTCCCTTTGACAATGGGCATGTAAACGTAAGTTCATTCACAGTCAACTATGAAGAATACGAAGGCTTTGAAGATAGGGGCGAACTGTCCTTTCCTAATCTACCGCCCAACCAATGGTACATGGTAGACTTGTTTCCGGGCTTCAACTTTAACCTACGTGGCAGTGCTTATAGAAGTGATAGTGTGACTCCATTAGGTTGTAACAAGGTCCTAATTGAATTTAGAGGTTATGGACTACGCAAGGACACTCCAGAAGAAAGACGAACACGCATCAATCATCACAATAGCATATGGGGACCATTTGGACGTAACCTACACGAAGACCTAATTGGTGTTGCAGGACAAGGCACAACCATGCGTGAAGGAACAGAAGCAAGACATATACTACATGGTAGACATGAAAATGGAACCATACATGACGAAGTTGGTATGCGTCACTACTATAAAGAATGGGGGAAGTATCTGGATAAAGACCCTTACAGTGCTTTTTCTATTTGATCATGGTAGGCTTGGATATCATGGTCGCTGATAGAATCAAATTTTTTGTTTTTGATTCCGTCCCACATGCCCTTGCACCAGTCTATGAATCCAGGCTTACCAACTTTTCCATCGCTTGTAATGTAATGTAATTTACCGTGATGTCTGTAGCCCATCAACCACAATGGTACTTTGGTTACAATGTCGTTGTTGTTTCGCCAGCGATGATGTTCTACAGCAAGTGATTTTACATATCCAGGCCAGCCAACTTTAGGTGAACCATATGTATAAAGTTCTTCTACGGGCTTAATGCTTGGGTATAAATGGCAACGGCTTGCCATAATTGTTGCCATTGCGGCACCTAAACTGTGTCCACAAAACCAAATTGTTTTGCTTTGGTTAGTTTTGCGTTTCAAATCTTCTAGCACCATTGGCCATAATTCATCCACTTCTTGTTTAAATCCTTTATGGACTCTACTAACAGTTTCAGCCATAACAGGTATTGCTTTAAGGTCAGCGGCAATATCATTCCATTCTGTTGGCTCAGTACCACGGCAAGCAATGACTACATCTTTGGTATTCATAAATCTATATGCTTGTGCGCCGTCCTTATTGTAAAATTCTGTTGTAGTGAAACCTAACCGTTTTGCTTGACTTGCGGCTTTTTTCTCTTTATAATAAGCAATCTTAGCAAGTTTTGCAAAAAGTAGGGAACGTTCTTTGAAATCCATATTAGCTATTGACATTTTTGCCCTCCTCGTTGTATACACACTTATTTATTTGACGCTAAATAGTAATACGGAGTAGTAAAATGAAAAAACGCACTAGAAGTATTTTGCAAGAACTTTCTAACATAGGCACTTCAAATCAAAGTGATTTACTTATAGAAACAACTGCAAGTAATATTATAGAAAGTAGTATCAATCTTTTAAATACTATTAACAAAAATTATGATGTAGAGACTGCTTCAGAACTTGAACGTAGATTTTTAAATTCTATCAGGACTGGCGATCCACGCAAGTTCAAACGTGCGATTACAAAAATTATTGAGAGTAAAAATGATTCTTAAAGAAGGTGGAAATGTTTTCAAGTCTGAACCTGACAAACAACTAATTGCCCAAAGAATAGGTACTCCGGACGTTGATCCGACTATCAAGTGGCTAGAAAAAGTTGTTGGTTTTGAAATAGATGAGCAAGATCTCCTAGGCACTACAGGTAAAAGAACACATCCTAGCGGAAAGTTTCTAAAAAATTCATCTGGCGACTTAGATATTAACACTGATGCAAACAAAATCTCACAACAAGAATTAATTGATAAGCTAACTGCTTGGTGTAAGAGCCAAGGCATTGCTGATGAAGATATTATGAACGTTGGTAGAAAGAAAGAGAATGGTTGGATACATAAAGCAGGCGATCAAGTCCATTTTCGTACTCCTATCAAAGGTGATCCTAACAACGGTTTTGTACAAACTGACTTCATGTTTACAACGAAGCCCGACTTTCAACGAGGTGCAAAGCGTGGTGGTACTGAAGACTATGGCGGAGCATTTAGAGCAATGTTGTTAGCCAGCTTGGCAAGAGGCCGCGGATATAAAATGAGTCCTAAGTTTGGTTTAGTTGATCCGAACAAAGGTGATGAGGTTGTTGCTGACACGTGGGACAAGATAGCAGAAATATTATTGGGTCCAGGTGCTACAGAAAAGGATACACATACAGTTGAAAGTATGATTGCTTACATTAGAAATGATCCTAATTATGATGAACTTGTTGCTCCATTTGAAGCTGCATTAGAAAAAGAAGGCAAGACACTCCCTGAAAGCGAAGAGCAAACATTAGAAGACAAACAATTAGGAAGAATTAAAGAACTAAGCGGAATGATGTTAAACAGTGTGAGAATGCTATGAGATTCGTAGAATTTAAAAACATCATAGGAAAGCCTTTAGTTGAAGCAGAAGCTCGCATCCAACACGCAGAAGACTTTCTATTTTATGACGGCAGTGCAGGAGCTGTTCGTGTCTTGAACAGCCTTGAAAAACTAGAACAAGGAGTTGAAGATGTCACACTTAAATGGGATGGATCTCCCGCAATCATTTTTGGGCGCAATGAGGATGGAAGAATCGTACTCACAGACAAATCAGGATTTGTCGCAAAAGGATATGA